CAACGTGTGACTGGCCTATGCCACACGCTATATCACGTCGTCTGGATATTGTGAGGGCTGCTCACGACCCATCCTGTACAGTAAGCTAAATAGCCAGGTCTCTAATTCCCAACGCAGTTACGACCACTTTGCGTGATTATAGTTCGTAAATCGCAAAGATCGAATGGGAAAGTTTATTTTGTGCGGAGAAGGCCTCCGCTACCCCTAGTTTTTATTTTGCGTCCTCCCTGGCCTGGACGGTGCTCCCCTTAAGGGGAGCTATTTGGGTTCACAACCTTTCTCTTTGTCGGTTTGAACACTAGAATTTCGGCATCCATTTTCCTCTGGAACCTCTGAAGTCTACTTTCCATAACACCATTAGCCTCACAGAACTCTGGAAACAGAGTTTGCACAGCGTGCTGATAGTCTGGAGCGTACATATCCCATGTACTGTCATCGTGTAAACTTAGCTCATCAAAAAACTCATTAATATTTGAGTACGTGATAGATAGAGCATCATGCTTCTTGGTCCACAATGGGATCTCTGTGACAGAGTTTATATCAAGGGGACCAACATATCTCGACAAGTATTTATCGAATCTGAATGATCTCTTGAGAAATTGAGCCTCAGAAAGTCTCTTCCATGGAACAACTTTATCTTCCTTAGTGGCAGAAGTATATACATAACCAATATTGGCCATTTGTTCTTGGACTACTAGACCGTTGAACTTATCTTTAAACTCATCAATAACTGCCATCAACACATCATCACCTGTGAAATATATGGTGACAACCTTGTGAAAGGTTACTGTCGTCGGTATAACTGAATAAAACGCATATCTATGTATTAGTGCGTTGTTCATACAATTAAAGATAAGAGTAAAAGGATTCCCTGAGGGAATGGCTCCAAACCACTCATAAACAACATTGTTGAATAGGTGACGAGAATTAACTATTTCAAGCCAAAGAACTCTACGAATCTGATCATTCCCATCATCATACCACTCGTTAATAATATCAAGTATATGCCATGCAAACACTGTTAAAGTACTAGCATCGTAGTGGGAAAAATCTCCATCACAAACCCATGGATCACGAGCAGTGCTAGTTCTTTTCAAATTATAGGCAATATTGTCCCATTGAGTTGAAAAAGGATTGATAGCTGTAACCATACTATTTACAATTGAATTTTGGTGTACCCATTGCATAAATGCGCCGAAATACTGTCTAAACACAGTCAAATACACAAACATAGCTCCAGAAAACAATCTGGATGATCCTTCGATGACTTTGGCTCTTTTACGACGCTCTACCTTGAGATTGTCGGTATAGATTAATAACTGCCTTACATTATTAGAACAGTCCTCAATGAGCTTATCACATAAGACTTTCATTGCTGCAAAGCTCTCATTAGACTCATCTCTCGGAGCATCCAGAGCAAACAGGTTTTTCTTTATGTTATTCTTATCGAACTTCATTGGATAACCTGCACTAGTAGAGGACTTGATGGCATCGCTAAACAGCTTGTCACTATCGCCCCACAGAGCCTCTTTTAAACTCAGGATAAACTTGGGTCCTGGAGGGCAAGAGAATAAAAAGCTCTTGAATTCCTCCTTACAAAATCTAGCGAGACCTGGGTCTAAAATAGCACTATTGGAGCAATAGTTCTTAAGTGCTCTTTCATATGGGTCTATACCATTATTTGGACGTAACATAGCCACATCCATTTTTGATAGGAATGGGCCTTTAGGGTGTTGCAACCTACTCTTACGGATATCAGAAATTCCGTAGGGTGAGTGAACTTCCTTAACTGTTCCCAGCACAGTAAATCTGTCAGAAATGTAAATAGGAAGAGATTGTAATTCAACCTCCTTAAGTTCAGAAATACCCAACTCTATGGGCTCATCCTTGATACTCTTCAAGGTTTGAAGAATCATCTCTTGAGTAACTAAAGATGAGTAGGCTTTCTCTTCATCAGTGCGTGTAGACCCTGCTATGTGGGTTCCAATAATTCTATGCGCCTGCATCCTTGCATTGCGAACGAAAATAGGGACTCCACAGTCGCCAACCATGGTATCAGCATGATACTGAACACCTTGAGTGACGTTATATCTAATATTTCCATCTTTCATCGGAACTTCAGCCTTATAGGCTGTGGAATTCACAAACATATTCCTGTGAGGTACTTTCATTGATATGTTAAACTGCCGAGATAAATTGGCAGCCACTGCTTCAGTAACAAAGAAGTTTTTCACGATATCGCGAACATCCCTAGTTTCAATAGCAGCAATTACCATGTGGGAATTTTCCAGTCCATCATCATAACAGTTCTCAATTAATTGAGCTACTGTACAGAAACCATCTAGAGAAAGTTCAGCATCATCCTTACCAACGGGTACAAGCTTGACCAAATGATTTAGCCTACTTGGATCAGAACTAGCCCCTCTAGAGATTTTCTCGAGGAAATGTAATGGAAATAATACTCTATTCTTCCTTAGTAATATAGCATATCCCATCGGATAAGGAGTTTCATCATCATCATCTTCGAAGATATAAACCCTACTCATGTTTTTGTTGGAAACGGATTGCATAATATCAAACCCACTAACATCTGCACTTTGGGGTTGTATTCCATTTTGAGCTCCTATACTCAATTGCTTGAGTTGCTTGAGAGTGAGATTTTTAGATCTCTGCCCTCCCTTTTGGGACTCATAGAAATGGGCTTCAGGTTGACAAATCTTTTCTTTTCCAAAAACGAAAGATGACATCAACAGTGTGGCTACTCCAGAAATCATAGTTACTACTAACATGTTTCTCTTGTAGTTCTCTGCATTAAAGTAAGTTGATTCAATATACCTTATAAATTGCATGCAATTTTTCTTCCAATCCATGAAAATATCCTTCATCTTAGTGAAAGTGGTAGTTATAACACTATCACACCTCTTGTAAATTTCTTCACCTAGAGGTTCGAATTCATTAACCGGTCGTCCTAGGGCAAGCGACATCAAGAATTGCTTCTTTCTGAAACTATAAAGGATGAATCCAATATCATAAAAGGGAAGATGAGAGATACACACGTTTTCTGCAAAGAATGGCTTATACCATTGCAGAATCTTCGGAAATAAAACTCCATTATCATAATAGAAATCTAGATATTCTTGCCTCAGCTCCTCACTTAGGTTATAGTTATCCGTGAGGTTGGTTATTGGTCCATGGTTATTGGGATCAATGATCTCCATATTATCTAATCCATGTTTAGAAACTAAACTCTTTCTTTGCCGTAATAATTCCATAATATACTTCTCCTCAACATCAAAAGTGGCTCCAAAATTGTTATTAACTTCTCTTAGATTAGATATATTAACAATCTCAGATTCATTCGATGACTCTGGATAAGGAACAAAGTATGGAAAACCAGACTGTGGCTCAATATCACCTTCTTGAGGATGATACTTATCGTGAAACTCTTGAGTAACTCTCTTAAAATTAGTAGTGTGTTGCTTATGCCAAGCATTTCTATCAAAGTGTTTGTCAAGGATATTCTTAACAAGAGTATGGAAATCGTAAGAATCACCAATAACTACTCCGTTGTTATCGCAATTGTAGAATAAGAAAGCATCATAAGTGATATCAGATATCATTCTACCATCAACCTCTTTCTGTGGCAACTTAGTGTAATCGAAACTTTGGTCATATATACCAGTAGAACCTTCCTTTTTATATTCAGGTTTAGGGACAACTACAATACTGATTGGAAATCTTCTAATCACAGCCTCCATACTAATAATGCTATTACATTGTAATTTCATTAAGTTGGTGGTAGCCATAACGAATAGTGGACGGATTCTCATCACACCTTTCTGCTCCATTGCAGCAGCGTGACCGATAGCTTCGAACGAATTGACGAATCTAATAACATTCATCCACTCAGTATCAGGGTTACCAGCAACATCCCTCATTTGACCTAAGTCATCAAAGGTAACTGAAATAGTTTCTGGGGAATACCCATCCATATAAACAGTTTCTTGCTGCCTGTTATACTCAAAATTTTGTGGACATTCGTAATAACGCTTTAGGGTCTCGTTATCTAAAATAGCCCCAGCTAAAGCACTCTTAAGACATTCCAATAAATTGGATTTATGTGTACCTGGAGAGCCTCGGATGAGAATACCTACTGGTTCTACTCTGTAACCATTTAAATGTATATTGGCATTTTCAAAGCTGACCCTAATTTTTGCTAGATGATTCTCATTTTTAATGAAAATACGCCTAACAGAATCATGATCACGACCAGGAGGTATAGACTTGTAGAGAGTTTTAGATTGCTCATGAAGTGCTTTAATCTCCGCGAAATTCACTTCTGACTTAGCATACTTGCCATGAGCAATATCCTCAGTAATTTGGAGAACTCTATCTTCAAAAGCTTGTAAATAGGGATCATCAAATGACTTATATGGTAATTTGTTAAGGCCGAAGAAATCAGCCACTAAATTATTATAAATCCAGATAAGATTATTCTTAATGCTATCTAAAAACTCAGGTAGAGAACTTCTCAACCGGAGAGCTTCAGAAAACTGCGATAAACGTTTCTTATCAAGATCGGCACCATTATATCCTAGGTAGGACATCCAGCCAATTATCATAGTATCGTAGATTGCAGTAGTAGCAGCAGATTGTGGCACAATTCCTTCATCTCCTTTGGAGGCTTTAGAAGTTAATGCTGCACACAAATCAAGCACAACTTGCACAAATGAACTTTGTAGAATAGCCTGATATAATTTCAAAGGATTCAACGGAGTGTCACTTGTGCACAATAGCACAGTCACACAAACTAAAATAATTGCACTCTTCTTAGATGGTTTTTCGAGAAATTCCACCAAAAAGAAAACAATTAAACCAGCTCCTAATCCAGATAACACATCAGACGCTTTTTCAATAGCATTTTCAGCTCTCTTATTAAGATCAGAAAAAGCTTTTAAAGCCTCCGCTATGCCATTTTTAATATCATCAGTTATTCGATTAGTTGCAGTAAATTCTTTGACACTTTTTAAGACATTAGAAATCTCCTCTGAAGGAGGCATCTTATCTTTCATAACATCAATGAAATCC